GTTCAGACGTGTGCTCTTCCGATCTGCGCAGGCCCTGCCGGATTGCCACGCGCATCAGCTCGACCTGCAACGGGTCGGCGGGGGCCAGCACCTCCTTGTAGATCACCGCGTCCAGCGTCAGGGTCCGGTCGCCGGGGCCGAGGAACTGGGGCGTCGGCATGGCGCCGGCGCGCTGCATCTGTTCGATGCGGGCGGTTTCCCGGTCGGTCAGGCGGTCAAGCGCGGCCAGATCGAGCGAGAATCGGAAGGGTCCGAGGGCCATCAGCATGGGGTCATTCCGGTATCATCGCGTCAGACAGCGCCCGGCGGGTGGCGCGTTCGGTGCGGGCGCCGATCTCGCGCGACAGCTCGGCCGCGTTGGTGCGGATGTGCTGCTGGATCGTCACCGGGACGGTGACGGTGACGGTGTGATCGGCCTTGTAGTCGTGATTGACGGTTTCCTCGACCTTGATGGTCTCCGGGCGCGACAGCGGGCGGGCAGGCGCGTTCATCGCGGATTTCCGACCAGCGGGCGGAGCTATCTCGATGGATTTCAGATAGGCACCGATATCGGCATCAGCTTCCGAGGTTCCGGGAAGGATCGGGCGGAGCATTTCCGGTTGCCGGAAAAGCCCGCTGTCATACGGCGCTCCTCCCGGAGTATTGGTCCTGATCCATGACCCAAGGTCTGGGATGATCGCGCCCCAATCCCAATTTGGAAGTACATCTCGCCACGAGAACCGGCTGATGAACTCGCCTATATTCAGACTTGTGGTGATGATGTTCGACCACCTGAATGGCGCCAGCAGAGCCGCCCAGTCAATATCCTTGATCCACTCATCCCACCCCAATGGCTTGATAATGAGAGACCAAGCAAGCTGACCGGCCAGCGCAGCCCACCCAATCACGGGAATAAAACGCGCGGTCCACCGCAGGGCGGGGATCAGCAGCGACCAGCGCAGAACGCCCGCAACCGATGTCCACGCCAGCTTCGGTAGAAACGGCGCCCAAGACAGGACCGGCACGATTGTCCGCCAGCTCAGCTTCGGGATGATCGACGCCCAGCTCAGCCCCCGGCCGAGGCCGCGCAGGGCGCGGGCGATGACCGAGATGTTGCGGCCCTCGGCCGTAAACTTAAGAAACAGCGAGGCGAACCGGATCAGGTTGCCACGGCCGACCGCGAAGGCATAGCCCAATACGCGCGCGCCGATGCCGAAGGCCAGCGCCGCAGCCGCGCCCTTGACCAGAAACGCCGTCAGTTCGGGATTCGCGGCCGTCCAGTCCCGCACCCGGTCCACGACCGTCGTGACGCCATTCAACATATCGGTCAGGATCGGCAGCAGGGGCGAGGCGCCGCCCAGCAGACCCTGAAACGACTGCCGCAATTGGCGCAGGCTCTCATTGAAGCCCTCCATGTTGCGGGCATAGTCGGCGTCAATGATGCCCTCGGCCGAGGCGGTTTTTTCCATGATCCGCCGGTATTCTTCCAGATTCGGGATCGCCGCGCGCAGGAAGTCCAGAACCTGTTTGTCGGCGAACAGCTCGCCCATCTTGAACTGATCACCGCCGGTCATGCGCTCGATAGTGGTCAGCATGTGCTCCAGCGGGTCGGCACCACGCGCCAGCGCGCCCTCCAACTCCTTCTGGATGTCCACGCCGGCCTCCTTGAACTTCTTGACGGCATCGGGCGTGGTCAGCTTGCCTAGAAAGTTCGCGGTGTTGTTGGCGGCCTGATCGGCCGAACCCGCCGATTTCATGGCGATCTGAAGCGCGGCGGCCAGCGAGGCCACGCCCTTGGTGCCCTCCATGCCCAAAGCTTTGGCCGAGGCCGTCAGCTCCGGGAAATTGCGCGCCATGTCGCGCAGCTCGAACGACCCCTCCTTGCCCGAGGCAGCCATGATGTCCAGCGCCTTGGCCAGATCGGCCGGCGCCACCCCGAGGTTGTCAATCGCTGCAAAGCCGGCGGCGGCCATTTCATCAAAGGCGGCCCCGGTGGCCTTGGCCGCGCGGGCGGTGGCCGGCAGCGCCTCCAGGGCGGCATCCACGTCCATGCCCTTGCCGACATAGGTTTCCAGCCCTTTCAGCAGCGTCGATGACGACTGCCCGGTGATATCCCGGCGCGACAGCGCATCCAGTTCCTGACCCAGCGCCCGAAGCTTTTCGCGATCGAGATCGGCGAGGTTGCCGAACTGGATCAGCTCTGCCTCGAAATTGCCTGCGACCATGACCGGCGCGGCCAGCGTCAGCCCCATCCCGAACGCGCCGATCAGCCGGCCGCGCGCCTCGCGGACTTTGGCCTCGTTCTGCCGAAGCGCCGCCTCGATATTCTCGGCCGAGAAGCCCCTGCGCAACTCGGCCGAGAACGCCGAACCGAAATCGCCCACGCCACGCCGCCATCGCTGCATGGCGCCTGCGGACGTGTTGACCGATGTCGTGACGTCGTCGATCCGGGCCGGCAGATGAGGTCCGAATGCCTCCTTCAGCGCCTCCGCCCCGTGCGCGGCTTCATCCTTGACGCCGGTGATCGCGTCGGCGGCGCCTTCGAGTGCCGGCTTCAGCGCGCCGATATCCCGCGCCAAGTCCGGTCCGAAAGCTTCTTTCAGGGTTGCAGCGGCACCATCGGCACCGGAAGTGACCGCGCTCAGGGCAGCATCCGTATTACCGGTGGCGGCACTCACCCCTTCCAGGCTATCGCGAACTTTCGCGAGGGGTGCGGTGATCTGGTCGATCAGGCGCATGACCAGCGCGACGTTCAGGTCAGACATCCCGGCCCCTCATCTCACGATAGATGCGCTGCACCTCGGCATGCCAGCGCAACAGTTCATCCCAGTATTCAGCGGCCAGATCGCGGCGCGACCAGCCGAAGGCGAAGGCGATATCGGCGAACACCGTCCGCCAATTCAGGATGGTTCGTTCGCCGCTTCCTCCCGCGCCATCGCCGCCTCCAGCGCGGCCCGGATACGCTTGGGCAAAAAACCGAACACCATGTCCTTCAGCTCAAGGAAGTCGTCGGCATCGAGCGCGGCAATCACCTCGGCCGGCTGATCCGCAAAGATCGCGATCAGCGCCACTTCCGAAGCGCCCTTGTCGATCATCCGATCCTGAAGATCCGCGACCTCCGCGCCGGTCAGACGGTGCAGGGTGATCCTGTCGATGGTCCAGCCCTCATATTCGATCGGCCATTCCAACGCATACTCCGCGTGCCGCGCCCGGGTTTCCGCCACGGTCACAGCCCCAGCCCCGAGCGGATCGAGGCCCATTGATCGACGCCGTCGATGATGCAGACGCAGTTCAGCAGGTCGATCTCATACAGCGGCGATCCGTCGATCGTGTGCTTGTAATAGGTGATCGACCCCATCTTGAAATCCATGGTCGTGACCGAGCCGGCCGTCCAGGTATTGGCGTCGATATTCAGCCGCCCCTGCATGACCAGGACGTGGTTCTCCTGGTTGCCGTCGATTTCCGAGATGGTGACGCCCCGGAACGTCGGCCGCACATGCTTGCCGGGGGTCAGGCCCACCTGCTTCATCAACGGCCGCAGCAGCGCGTTGACCTTCAGCCCCGCTTCCAGCTTCTGGATGCCGAGCGGCACGTCCAGCGGACTCATCAGACCGCCGGCCTTGACCTCTTCGGCCAGGTCGCGGACCAGCGGAGGGGTGATTTCGTCGACGGTCAGGCGCGCATCATATCCGTCGACGAAGGCGGTAAAGCGCCGCAGGACTTGGGTCATGCGAGGATCCTTTCAAGAGGGTCAGGCCGACAGGCGCGCAATCTCGGCGGCGGCCGAGGCGGCGAGCTCATCGTAGTAGCCGGTGTTGCGGTTGAACTGGAACGTGATGCGCTGCATCGGCGCCGGGGCTTCGGCGTCGTAATCGACGAACAGATGCCCCCCGACCCATGTTTCGCGGGTGTTCTTGGTCGGGTCGATCCAGACCTTGCCGCCCAGCAGCACACCTCGACCCCGAAGCTGGCGCAGGAACCCGTTCACCGTTTCGGCGATGTCCACCAGAAGCTGCACCGAGAACGGCTTGTCGATCGCCCACATATGCGCGGCCTGGATGCTGTCCGCGACGACATCATGGGTGCGGCGGACCGACAGGAACTTGTTCAACGGCTCGGTCGAGGGCGTCTCGTTACCCCACAGCCGGAAACCGTTCTCGCGGATGATGGTGGCGATGCACGCTTCGTTCAGCGTATTCGCCTCGGTATCTGGATCGCCCAGGAAGAACCCGACCGGACGCGCCGTACCGGTGATCCCGAAAATCTCATGGTTCGAGGGTGAATGGTGATAGCCGAACCGCTTGTCCACACGCGCGATCAGCCCCCCCACGAACGCACTGGCCGGCCGCACGACGTTCGCGCCACCCTCGAATATCGTAACGCCCGGATCGGTGATATAGACCCGGTCCGAGCCCCAATCGTCGGCGTAATCCAGGGCGGCCTGCATCGTGGTGTTAGGCCCGTCGGCCAGAACCACCCCGCGACGGCGGGTCGCGATCCCCAGCATCTCCGCCACCACGGGATTGGCGGCATCACCCGGACGCTGCGAGGTGAACCCGGGCGCCAGCAGCAGCCGGGGTGACACGCCCAGATGCGATTGAGCATGCATGAAGCCGTGAACACCCGTCGCCGCGCTGGCCGAACCGACGATATTGGAGAGGGTATCATCAATATCCACGCCATCCTCGACGCGGATCACGACGGCGGTGACGCCGACGTCCTGCTTGAGGATCCCGTCGAACGCATCCCGCAGGGTGCCGGCGGCGCCCAGCGCCACGTCGGCCCCGCCCGTGCCGAACGCCTCGGCGCCGCCGACATGCAGCACGGGCTCGTTGAGCGGGTAGCGCGTGGCATTCGCGTCCGGCGCGGTGCCGATCAGGCCGATGACCGAGGACCGGACCACCTCGACCGGCCGCGCGCCGGCGGTGACCTCAACTGTTTCGATGCCGTGCAGATAGGCCATTCAGCGTCTCCCGAAAGGGCTTTGAAAGCGTTCCGGCCGGCATACGCCGCGCAAATGAAAACGGCTTTGGTCGCGCGCGCTACCAAAGCCGTCTATCCGGGCGGATAGGTGCAGGCTACATGCACCAACCCCTGATCGACAAGCCTCCTACCTCGCCCGCCATCATCTCACCCCACCACCAGCCTCAGCCTGCCGCCTGCCACAAGGCATTCGTCCGGCAGCACCGCAGATCGGAAGAGCACA